GCAGCATCAGTTGTAGATCCCTTAGCAATAACAATGTTCTTGTCCTCCACCTCAAGTGTGGCAGTGTTCAGAATCGTCTGAGTGCCATTAACAGTGAGTGTCCCACTCAGTGTAAGGTCAGCACCAGTTGCACCTGCTGCAAGGGCATTAGCAGTAGCAGCAGTACCAACTGAAGTTACTCCTATTGCTATATTATTGACATCAGCAGCAAGACTGTTGATTTCCAGTCTTTGCTGTTCTATTGTAAATGTGGTTGCTACGTTTCTTAATGGCATTGTGGGGATCCTCTTAGTATGATGCTACAGCCCGTAGATCTTGGATCTTCGGTACAAATGCAGGGTTTGATGACTTCATTACGACCTTTATGGCAAATGATGAGAACTCAGGAAGATTTTCAACACTATAAGTTAATTCTTGATAAGATTCTTGCTTCTCTGTAATTCCACTAATGGAATTCTCAGCACTTGCAATAATATCAGTATCTGGTACACCTGTACTATTGAAGTATATCCATTCAATATCTTCAAAGTTTTCCTGTGAAGAAGATTTTTTAATCCTATACATCACTGCAATATTACTTATATCAACTGTATTAGCAGTAATCTTAGTATCAATAGCAGTACCTGGATTATCAATAGATACTTCTTTTGTTACATAAGTCGCAACATTAGAACTATCTTTAGATTGAATATCAGAAACATAATCAATTCCATCAGAGTATGTAATGTTAGAAATCTTAACATAATTCTCTTCTCCAGATGGTTGTCCAGTCCAACCTAAGATATCATCTTTACGGAAGATATCAGAGACCTGTGCTGTTCCTGAACCAACTGCTTTTCTTTCAAACAAACCTGTACCACTAGCAGCAGTATAATCATCATTAATTGGTCTCTTATCATTAATAGTTGTCAATATCTTGTTATTAGAATTCCACAATACAACTGAACCACTTATCAAATTGTCATAATTTTCTGTATCAACCTGTGTAGAGTCCCTAACATATACAGTAGAAACAGGTGAAGTTTCATTTGGAATATCAGGTACAATTTCTGTAACACTTTCTTCTGTAACCAAAACTTTTGCTAAACCAGCATTCGCTCCAGTAGTATCAGGATTCAATACAGATTGAGTACCAAATTTCAATCCTTCTTTCTGAGTGAATACATTAACAGTATCAACTCTAACAGTTAATCTAGTTCCATCAACTTTAAGAATAGTTCCAGAAGCATTAGTAGTAATACCAGAAACCCTTTGATCAGGAGTAATTGTAGTACCAGTATTATTAGTTACTGTAAATGTCCATACAGGATAGAATTCTAATATTTGATTTCTACGTCCAAATCTATCTTCTTTTCCTTTAGCATTTTCAACTCTATTTGAAATAGTTTTAATGGATGCTCTAGACAAATCAACCAATGGTGATAAATGAGAAACAGTACTTGATAGTTGTAACTTATATGTTAACGACCTATCAACATTATTAATTGTTTCATTAATTCTTGATGCAAGAACTTTTTGATTAATAAAATAGAAATCCTCATTTAAGAATGTTTGCTCATAATCAGATTGTGAATATGAAGTAAATGTACCAACGTTATCATCTATTGGAGAAATATTAGTTGTTTTAATATAACTATTAATCTTTGTCTGACTAAATGATAGATTAGGAACAAGAGCAAAAATTTTCTCAAACTTTCTATTATAGGAAGATAAGATCTTAGATCCACCACCAAAAGCACTTGTTGTCGCTTTATTAACAGATGTTATATTATAATGATCTATACCAGAATTTGTAACAATGTATAAATTATCATTTAATTCTGTTGATGCTATACCACCAACATCAACCGATCCTTTAAAGAACACATATGAATTATCACCAGAAACAAATCCATTATTTGCATGATTAACCTTAATAACAGATCTATTATTTTTAAATAAAGTTGATGTAGCAGTTGATTCTGAATCTGCATAAGTTTCAATTGGATGAGGATCTAACTTCTCAAATCCAAGATCTTCGTTTGTTAATAGAAGTTCTGCACCCTTAGAGATATCAAATTCTGCACGATGTAAACTAAACTTAAGATCTTCAAATAGATCCTCTGTCCAAGCATTAGTATTCTGAGACTTAAAGAGAGAACCTAAAGCAGGTTGTGTAGTAACAATAGTACTCGTAGCAATCTCTGTTTCACCAAGTTTAGATGCCCATACAAGATAATCAATAGAATCTGTCTCAAGAACAAGAGCATACTCAGTATCATTCTCTAAGTAAACAGGGTAATCAAACTTGAAATTAGTTGGAGTAGTAGAATTAGTTACTCCCTCCTGATCAACAGCAATACCCATACGAACTGCTGGTGTATCAATAGTAATAGAAGATTCAATTACAGCACCAGAGTTACCTGTACCAGTACCACGTATAATAACTGCTGGTGGTTCAGTATATTCCGAACCAGAAAGAACTATATCAGAATGATAAACCTTACCATTTGCAACTCTTACTGTAGCAGTAGCATTACCACCACCAGGTAATTGTGGACTTTCAATCGTTACAATAGCAGAATCATATGCAGATCCAGTTGAAGTAACCTTAAGATCTGTTACTCTACCAGAATCTTTAGTAATTTTAACTGTTGTTGTAGTGTTATTAGCATTATTAGCAACAGTTACTGATGGTATTGAAAGAACTTCATCTTGCTTAAATAAACCACCATTGTGATTATTCAATACTAATGTATATACCTGATCGTTTGATAGAGAAAATTCTCCAGACGCAGATGCAACAACTTCAATATCATTCCTATCAAATACTCTAGAGATAGGACCAGAAGCATTAGATGTTGCTCCTGTTATTGTTTCTCCTTTAGTAATACTAACATTATCACTAGCAACAACTCTTAGGTAAGTATCAGGTGAAAGAACCTTCTGTGTTCCAGGAACAATATTCTTACCTGGTTTACCACTTTGTACATCTGTTAGATAAACCCTTATAGGAATATTAGTACTCTTAGAAGCAAAGAATAAATCAACACCAGTTGCAAACAATCCACCATCAAATCCTTCTACATTAAATGTTTGTGCAAGAGGATTTGGTCTTACTGGATTTTCTGTATTACTATCAGTTACTTGTGTTCCTTCATTTGCTTTAAAGAACGCAGGTGAAGTAGAAATAATAGATGAAGGATTCTCAGGAATCGCTCCAGTAGCATAATACTTAACTTCAGCATATGTCTCTACTGAATTCTTATCACCATCAGCAGAACTTGATGTAAACCTAATAGTTTTAACACCAGTAGTGAATCTAACTTCGCTACCATTAGCGTCATAATCAACATTACCAACATCACCAGGCCAAACACTGTTCTCTCTTGGTGGTAAACCAGCAGGTATTAATACAATACCACTAGCATTACCATTTTCATCTGTAGTAATTGGACCATTAAATGCAGATAGGGAATTACCAGCAATACCAGTATATTGAGAATCTGGATTTACCCAACGAGCAATATTTTGACCTTCCATGAAAGCATACACTTTCGTATTAGGTTTTAAACGATTAATAATAAATTTAACAGCTACACTTCTAGCAAAGAATGATAGTGATGTTGCAACAACATTAGAACCAACACCCTTAGTAGAAAGTCCTTTACCTATCTCATTATTCTCAGGACTAATGTTTGAAGAACTACCTACAGAAGCAGCAGTAACAGTTGATCCTGATACATCTGTATTAGTATCAGCAAAAGAACCAATATTAAAGAATGATCTATTTGCTCCTAACCAATTAACCTTATAAGAATTATACAATCCAGAAAATGCATCTCTAACATTATCCTTAGCAAGGAAAATAGAATATAGATTTGTATTATTATCTGTTACTAATGGTGCAGTAGAAGTATCGTACCAAGAATCTACATTAGGACCAATAAATGAATCACCAACATATTGAAGAACAACAAATGGGTTTGGATTAATAGTCTTAGTAGCAAAAGAATTACCAAGTAATTCTAATTCTGTGTATGGAAGAGTAATACGGTCACCAATTCTAGTATAACCAGCAGTTACTCTTTGATCATTTCTAGTGTTAACTTCATGTAATTGATATGAATCCTCTTTAGATTGAGGTCTCATAACAGACTGTTGTGTATCAATAGAACAGTTATAATCCAATGACTGCAAGGATCCAATCTTATGTGTCTCAAAATTGTCTACAATGAAACCACTCTTGAAACGATTCATTCCAAGACTATCGGTAACCTGCATATTCAACGCTTGCTGTTCAAGAATACTTAACGTTGTGTAATATTCTAGTCTTTCAATACGTTTTTCCAACTTGCCAATATCACGCATTGTATAACGCTTATTGTCAACAGGAACAATCCTCACATCCTTATTTGACTTAGTGAATGCAGGGATATAAAGATAGTATAAAGGTATAGCATCATTAATAGGATCTGGTTTAGATGGACTTAATGAAGAATTACCTTTCTTGATTATAAAAGAACCTTTCTTATCTAAGAACACACCATCAATTCTATTAAGGTATTGAGTTTGTGTAAATGAGAATGTATATTCTAGGTTTGAATCTGGTGCTGGTGTACTAGAAACAATACCACCAGATCCACCAAATGATCTACTATTAGTAGAACCAAGTAACGAATTATCCTGATAACCAGAAATAATTGAATCGTTATCAACTTTTGGTCTGAAATCTAAAACATCACTTAATGCTACCTTACCTAATGCAGGAGAATTATATGTTGGGATCTCATCAGCACTAACACCAGCTTCATGTAAGTAAGAATCAACTGTACAGAAATCACCTTGAGTATGATCAAAGTAATCAAATGCAATTACTAACTGTCCAGACGGTGCTTGATATCCTGGTTTTAATACTATTCTAGAAACATCGTAAACAGTATCTCTCTGACCATCATCAAAGGTAAATCTATTAGTAACATCAGTACCACTAACTAAATTACCACTTTTATCTACAGTTGGGGGATCCTGAGTAGAACCTTCATAAACATATCTTAATTTGTATGCATCAGAATAAGTATATGTTTCTACACTTTGTGTATCATAGTCCTTACCACGGAAAGGTATGATTCTATCACCAGGTGAGGAAATAACAATCCTCTTATTTGTGATTGATGTCTTAAGTCTTGGTTTTGCCTTAGTTACTTCTAAAGTAGCAGATAGTTTTAATTTAGGGAATGTTGTGTATGTACTAGCATCTCCACCAAAATAAGTATCAGGTAAATCTAATACAACACTACCAGAAGTTAATCCACTTGTTGCATCAGTAGATGCTGAAATATTTACTTGATCTGAGGTAACGTATATGATGTCACCATCAGAAATATTTGTAGCACTACCTTTATCTAAAACTGTTATAAGGAAATTACTTTCACTAAATGTAACAAATCTCTGAGTACCAAATGGTAATTGAGCAGCAAAAGTTATACGTCCACCACTACTATTACCTTCACTTACAAAATCTCTCCTTACATAATGAACAATTTTAGAATCTTCACTACTTGCAACTATAGAACTAATTTCTTTAGTTCCTGTCTTATAAAGAAGAGTTCCTTGATTAAAATTACTGATTGAAGGACGTACTCTAACAACACTTGTATTACTTACATTTTCTGGTAATGCTCTATCAAAATAGATCCTTGATTTCAATACACCAGATGGTTTTGTAGCATACTGAACAATACAACGTATGATTGTATCTGTTGTATCAGAGAATTGAACAATATCACCTTGTTGTAGTACAGATGTACTATCCCCACCAAATCCATTACACTCAATATACTTTCTTCCTTTGTCACCACTGAATGTAAAGTCTGTTACAGGAATAATTTCTGCATACTTTTCTTTATTAATTTCAATATCAGAAGTGAACTGTCTACTATTACCAGAACCAAACTCTGAGTAGAATGACTTAACATTCTGTGGAGTGTATGTGGTTACTGCATTTCTAACAAGAACTGGAGTAACTACAGCAGCAGTTGTTGGATCACCTGCACCAGCTTTCTGTTCTATGATTACAACTGGAGGTCTTGAATACTCAGTATTAACAAACTGTCTATTTACAATCTTTGCTTCAAGAATTATTTCAGATGTGTTTACTTTTACTTCTATCTTAGAGGAGTCATAACTAATACCATCAATTTTGATAGTAGAACCATTTTGATAACCTGCACCTCTATTTGTAACAATAAAATGAGAGATTGTGTTATCCTTTGCAATCCTTACCGAATTATTCTTTTCGTCACTAATGATTTCTCCTGATTTGAAATTTCCAAATAAGGTTTTAACCATTAAAGTTTTGTTCTTACTAAAAGAACCACCACTAATTCCTTCTACAACACCATATGCACCGCTTTCAATACCGTAGATATAGTATCCAGGTAAAAAGGCACTACCACCACTTATAGTGTCATCTAAGGCGATTTTAGTAAAGAACTGTGGATCAAAATATGATAACCCAAATGTAGTGTTATATACTTCTCCACCATCATTTTTTCTTCCCTTAGAAAGTATAATATCAGTATCAGAATTAAATCCTGTTCCTTTTTCAATTAAAGTAAAATTACTTGGTTTTGCAATACCAACAACAGGAGTAACAGTTTCATTATAATCTTTAATTACACCAAATACATTAGTGTTATTCTCACCATCAACTCTAGTTCTAAAGAGCTGTCTCTCACCACCAGTTTGTTCAGAATCATATTCTGTAAACTTAGTATCTAAGAAATTCTTATCTCCTTTTAAAGTTAACTCAAGATAAGTATCACCACCAATTTCAGGTCTAAGAACTTCAGAATATGCAATTACATCTATAGAATTAATAGTATCTGGTATACCACTAGCGTTTCTTCCTTGTACCCAGTATAATGTTGACAATGCAGATAATCTCTCATCAAGAGTATCAGTTGCATCAACACCAGATGTGGTAGTAACTGTAACTGTAATAGTAGCACCACCGCCACCACCTAAAACACTATCAGCAATACCAACAGTATCATTTGCAGCATATCCAGTACCTGCACTTGCTAATGTGACAGTTGGTGTACCGTCACTAGCAACAACAACATTGAAAGTTGCTCCAGAACCACTACCAGTAGTGGCAGTTGATGCTACGGCACTATATGTACCAGCAGTTCTAGATCCATCAGCAGCACCATTATCACTAAAGGTTCCTATCCCACTAGTTGCTCCATTCAAAGCACTTAGGTTAACATTACCACTTTTCAGAACATAGACTGTTTTAATACCATCATTCTGATCAAAGAATGCACCTCTACGTGCTACTGTTTGCTTAGAATCATTTTCATTTTCTGATCCACTTAAACCAATAGAACCATCATTAAATGTGGAACATAAAAATACATTTGGGTAAGCAGTTAAATCAGATCCATCTGCATTTAAAGGAACACTACCAAAAGTATTTGTAACCTTATATGTTGGTAATCCACCAGTTTTTATACGTATATCTTCTCTATTAAGAGTTTCTTTTGCTTTATCTACATCAAGGTATTTCGTTTCCTTGTTAACAATCTCATATCCTTTAACGTATGCCTTACCTGGTCCAATACTAGCTAATAGTTTATCCTGTGCTACACCTGGCTCAAGTCCATTTACATTACCAAATTCATCTAATGGGTGTACACCTAAATTTCCATCCTTTTGATAATACTCTCTAATATCAAAAGAAAAATCATCAACAACGTAATCACCAGATTCATCAGATGTTCTTCTTGCAAGAGTATTCTCAAGAAGATTATAGTCCGTTTGTACTACTTGACTTTGTACAGATCCTTTTCTTACAGTCAATAACTGAATAAAATTCTTGTCAGTTATTTGATCTAAAGAATACTTTACAAGTGAAAGACTAATTTTTAACCTATGTGAACCAGGAGCTGTATAGTTGCTGGAACCAATAGCATTGTCATAAAGAGAATTATCTTCTTCTGGTGTTATAAGACTTTCTGTAATCTTAAATCCAACCTTAGCAGATGGTTTGTTGTAATAATTATCAATTACTAACAACTCTTCACTATTTCTTACAAAATATCCATTAACAAAGTAAATACCTTCTTCTACCTGAACAGCAGAAGCATATCCCATTGAAGGGCTTTCTATTGCTGCTGTTTCAAGTGTATCAGGATCAGTAATAGAAATAGAAGTAGGAAGTACGCTTCCATCGGTTCCAACCACTAGGAGTGGTGTATTAACGCCATCTACGACCTCTAGGGTCTCACCTTGTCGGAATGTTTCCTCATTACCTGCATCACCACTATTTGTATAGTTTACATATACAACATCTGAAGTACTTTCTGTTGCAACACTTGCTTCAATAACAGTTGCAACAACACCAGAAGTTAAACCTTTTAATTGCTGACCCTTTAATTGAGTAATATCATACTTCTTATAAACTATCTGTCCATTAACATTAGTTGGTATCTCTGATACCGAAGATAATTTAACGAAAGGTAGTTTTGTATTAATTCCAACTTCACCAGGAATAACTAACTCACCTTGCTTAAACGCAAATTTACCAAAACTTTCAATCTGATTTTGCAGGATAGACTGTAACTGGGTTAACTCTCTCGCTTGGATGGAATATCCAGGGCGAAAGAGCACCTTGTAGAAGTTCTTATCTTGTGCAAAATCATCGTAGTATGGAGCTACGTTAAGGTTCGTCTTCTGAGGCATCTCACGTTATCTCTAGTTTTTCGGGTAAAATTAGAATTCAATTACTAGTTTGATGTCCTCAATCTGATCAGGAGCTCTAGTAATCTGCCTTCTGTTCTCTATGTATACGATATCACCAGAGTTAGGTGCGATCTCAGGGGTTGCTGTACCTCCGTTTGGAGCAGCTCTAAAGGCAATATCTCCAACTGTAGTTACTTGAGCAGTATCAACAGTTCCAGATGCTGTTGATGTAGCACCAACAACTGCATTGGAAGCATCAGATTCAAATTCACGAACAATACCAGAATCAGTATGAACGTTAGGAGATTGGAAATACTTCAAATACCCATTTGTAGAATCCCAAGAAACAACAGTACCTTTAGCAGTACCACCTGTGACAGTCTGTGTAATCGTTTCATCAGCAACATAATCAGCAGTAGCACCATTAATCTTCAATACTGAAGTTCCACGAAGAGTGCTAGTAGAAGCATATGTAGTAGTACCATAATCAAGTGGATCTTGAATAATACCAATTCTACGGAAATCGTTATCTACAGGGAAATCACCAGAACCTTCGTCATAAGTTAAACGAACGTTTGTCATAACTCTTTTAGCAAAGAGTTCTACATCAGCATCAGAACCATGTCCACCTTCAGGTGAAAGAACTAGTTCAATAGCAGCAGTTGCAGTGAAAGCACCAGCAGCGGCTGTAAGAGCAGCATCAGTAAATACTTTACCTGTTTCAAGAATAAGATTAGCGTAAGTATATCCAGCACCAACCTTTTCCATTGAAACTTCACTGATTGCACCACCAGCAGTTGTTTCAATCTTAACTATAGCACCATTAGCAGTACCAGCATTTGCACCATCACCATATACAGGAGTATAAAGTGTGGCAGATGCAGGAAGACCTGTTCCAGCATTCTTAATTAGAGGAATATGAATTGCACCATCAACAGCAAGTGCTTCTACAGCAGTTCTGGATGCATCAGTTGCAGCAGCAATTGGCATAAAGTCTGTTGATAAGAAAGCAAGTACATCACCTGTTGGTAAAGTAAACATATGCTTCCAAACATATCCAGCAGTACCAGATGGTTCTGTGAACACACCAGTAGCACTATCAAATGTACCCTGACCAGCAGTAGGTTGTGACTTTGGTTCGTAAGTTACATTCTGTCCAGCAGTATTTGTAGGATCCTGTCCGTTATATAAACACTTAAACACTTCATACTGTGAATTCATTACATAGAACTTGGCAGTAGTCAGTTGATTTTGTCCAGTAGCAGTCTGTATTCCAATTGTTCCACCACCAGCAGGTGTTGGAGAATAATTAGGACGATACATGTCAAACTTTGGATTCGTCTGTGTGTTCCAGTTATAACGAGGAACAACTAAACGAGCATTGTCGGATATAACACGCTTGGCAGCAATCAATTCGTTATATACGTCCTGCTTTTCAATCTGGTTATCCAGTGGAATAGGTGGAATCTCTTCTGTTGCGTATCTATACACTCCAGACAGAGCAGTAGCACCAGATGTAGCACCAGTAATAGTACTACCAAAGGCTGGTGTTGTTGTAGCAAGAGGAAGAATCGTGTTGCATAAAAGACTGTTATTATGGACTTCGGCAACTGTGCCACTCCATGTACCGTCTGATACCGACTCTCCAACTTGGAAAGTTCCGCTTACGTTGAATACTTCAATATAAGCATCCCATTTAGAGGATCTTCCTACGAAGAAATACATTCTAGTACGATCAGCTGAGGCATCATCTGCACCTTCACCGAGAGATTCTAGAAACTGTTTCGCATTAAAAATTCTAAATTTTTCTGAAATAATAGCTGCCATAGCATTGAGCTCGTGATTTTAGTTTATAGTAGACTGAATCTAAGGTTTATTTATACGTTTTAATTTGCACTTCTAATGAAGTCACCAACGGTGTGGCTCTCTGTAGGAGAACCATCTGCTCCACGAGTGCATCCAATAAAACGATCACTTAATTTACTTATATAAGAAATAGTTTCCCTTCCGATTAATATTTTGCCTGTAGAAGCAAAGTTAGTAGTGTCACAATACACTACAGCACCTGTTGCTACATAGCCCGCATCATTTTCATCAGGAAGATCAGAAGTATCTAACTGAGTTAGATAGTTATTTATAGTTGGATAACCAACATTCATTGAGTAACCTGTATCTGACCATCCAGATCCAGCATATGCGGAAAATTCGTTTAATATAAATCCATATCTGTCAAATTCTTCAATAGTATATTCCGATACAGAATGACCTGCTGGAGAAATAATATCCCCTGTGCTCATAAATTTAGCACCTTCCCATTGGAAGAACGCTGGCCTCATAGTCATATTATGTAGTGGAGGTGCTTTTACAAATCCACGGTGATCAACAAATCCCAGTTGATATTCAGTTGATCTTTCTATAGGAGAATCACCATCACCTGGTCCTCCTGGTCCTCCTGGATCTCCTGGGAATCCAGGTTGACGACTTCCAGGAATACCATCAAGCCATGTGGAGAATCCACAAAGAATCTTATATGCACCCAACTCAAGGATACTCATTCCTTGTGATGTACGACTGCCCATATCAGGAACTGTCACAGAATCAACAACTGTTGGCCAATATCTCACAATTTCTTGTGGTACAGCTACAGGTGCAGGGAATGTAAACTTATAGTGTAATATATTTGTAATTTGAATATTACTACCACTCCAACCATCTAATAATCCATGATGATCGGGATGAGTAGGAACGACTGGTGTTCCTGGGCCACCTGGCTGACCTGGCAATAATGGTCCTCCTGGACCTCCAGGTCCAGATTCAATACCTTTAATGGGTGTTATCTCACAGAATACATTTAAATGATTATTGATTATATCATTTTCAATCTCAATTTCTATAAGGCTATCAATTTTTCTACCACGTTGCTTTATTAGATCATATTGTCTAGCAGTAGCAACTCTTGGTGCTGTAGTATACCCACTACCACCATCTGTTAATATAATGTCAACAATATGTCCATCTGATACTTTAACCTCTGCTCTAGCACCACCACCAGAACCATCTACAGGTATAAAGTGTAGTATAGGTGTACTATGATATTCTCTTGCATCCGAAGGTCTTAAAACTCCTTGTTCATATAATAGTTGTAAATCTGTTCTATTCCATTCAATAGAACTTACCTTTCCACCATCAACTGTACAAGTGACACTTAAACCAATTCCAAGAGTATCACCAGAATAGTTACTAACTGTAACTGGTCCAAAGAAATTGTTGGAAACTTCTTCTCCTGGAACATATGTCTTTGTTTTTACAAATTGTGGTAATCCATGAACAGTACGATACGAATCTTCTCCATCAACCTTAATAAGATCTCCAGCAACTAAATTAGCAAACCCTCTACTCTTTTCATAGAAAGATTCTTCTGCTTTCTTAGTTCCATATAACCATTTCGCAGAGTTTCTCTGCATTTTTCCAATATCAATAGTAAATGATATTCCACTAAGTTGATACTCATCACTATAATCAGGTTTTGAAGCAAAGAATAGATCAGAAGAGTCTGTATCAGGATTATTTCCAGCAATAGTAATAATCAAATCATTACCACTAGTAGTATAACCTTTAACATTACCAATAATCTTCTTAACACCACTTACTTTCTGATATGCAATCTGCCAGAAATCATGTGTTGTGTTATACCAAGACTTCCAATCATTGAAATCAGTAATATTACTACCAGAACATGTTACATCAATCTTATTAAAATATTCACCTGCTTGGAAATCATAGAATGTAAGAGTAGTATCTGAAGATCCTTTTCCATATAAAAGAACTAATTCTACATTATTGCCCTTAAAAATGTTTCTAGTGAATCTAATAGAAGGACCACTAATACTATAGGATTTACCTTCTCTCTGTAAAACACCATCTATAAAAACTAAGGCAAATTCAGGATTAGTAACAACTTGAACATCATTACTTGAATCAACAATTAAGAATGGACCAGGCGATCCACTTCCAATAGCAGAATTATTAATAGTACACTTACGATATGCTCCAATACCATAACCAAAGAACTTCTCAACTGCTAATGGTTCATAAACAGTCTTTGTATTCTCATCTTGAGCCCAAATAGGTGGTTGAGAAAATATAATTTGGTTGGGAACAGATGTTCTATCAATAGTATAAGCATTGCTATCTTGGAATACACCACTCAAAGCAATTAGAAGATCTTCATTTTCTTCTGTTGACACAGGAGTTTCATCCTCATAATAAAGATCAAAGATTTTGTTTTCTCCATCAATAAAATCTGGATGTCCAACCTTAACTGACCCAGGACCAGTTGTTAGTATCACTCTCATTACTTCATACAATGTATCTAAAGCAGAAGTAACATCTTCACATTTTACAGGACCAGTATCAGATAATATATCAGGATCAACATATCCACCAGTTAACTCGTTCTTAATTGCTAGTTTAGCAATCCCAACTGCATGTTGATATGCTTCTAAAGTTGGTTCTAATTCACCATCAATATAAGCAAGTACTCCATTATTATAATACTTTTCAACAGAAGTAATAACCTTCTCATTACCACCAAATCTTAGATCATGTGCAAGAGCATCTACAATTAAACCAATATCTCTATAACAAGTATTGCTCAACTTAGTCCAAGCTAGATTTGAATGTACTGATTTGATATAATCTAATGTTGTATCTTGTATATACTTTCTATTCCTACCCAATTGATTAGCAGCATCAATCCACATGCCACTTCTACTGTATATGTTCTTAAGTTTCTTAAGATACCTTTCATTTAATGCATCCTCTTTAAAGGAGAATTTTCTGCCATAGAAAGTAACCCCTGTTAAAGGTGCTTGTGCGAATGTTATCTTATCATTACTGATAGTATAAGAAACGCCAGGCTCCTGTAATATACCATCAAGGGTAATAACAATTGATTGATTATTATAAGGTTTAACTACGTTATTATCTTTATCAACTAAAGTGAATACTGTAGATCCTTCTAAATTACCTTTATTGGTAAATGCACCATCAAATGAAGGAGTTAAGAATACATCACCTCCACTGATCTCATCTGCATTAAATGAATCAAGAGAAATAGATCCTACACCCTTCTCTACATTTAAATCACTTGATAGATTAATATTCTGAGTAATTTCTCTCTTAGTACTTGATATACTTACTATTTGAGGATCTTTCTTACTACCAAGTTCTATAACACTAACTCTACTAAAGTTTGGTGTTTGATTCATTCTTGCTTGAGCAGATGAATCAATTACAACTTCACCAAATAACTTAAATCCAGCAGGGTGAGTAGTTTCTTTAATTAAAGATCTCCAAGTACTCATTGGAGTCTTAGATTTAATTAAATATGAATAATCTTGATAGTAATGAGAATCTAATATTTTCTGATTACTATCACTAACTTTACCAGAATCAGAAGAATGATATCCAATATTATCAAAATATGATTTTACAATAGGAGTAAAGTCAGTAAAGGATATACCTTGTAGTACAGCAGTACTACCCTTAGCAAGTCCGATTAATTGCTGATTCTTTCTAAAGATACCTTGAACTCTATCAACAGTAATAACATTAGAACCCTTTCTCCATGATGTGACTCTAGCTCTAGCAACTTCAGTAGAACCAGATCTCTGTACTATTGTTTCACCAACATCAAACTTGGTAAAATCAGATATAGTCAGTATATAATTAGATCTAAAAGTTGAACTTAACGTTGCATCATTGTGATATAATCCACCATTATTTGATATCTTTATATTTCTAGGAGTACCTATATCAGTACTATTCAAATAACATTTAACTGTAGTATCTGTTACACCATCAGCATCAATAATACCTGTTACAATAGGAACCTTCTTATAATCATTACCAATATTGGTAATCTTAATTGAATTTATCTCACCAACAGAGAAAATAGATTTAGTGATATAACTTATAGCACCACTGCCATCATGAGTAGCAATAGTATTAGTTGAATATAATATCTTATCTGGTGTAACATATAACGAATTCTTACTTCCTTGAAGAGGGTCATCAATTACATTTAAGTAACTATATTCTGCATCTACAATATTATTTGCATCAAAATAATAGTACTTACCAACAGGAACATCAACCTTTATAGTTTCTGTATTAGTTGCTATTCTAGGACCAAATCCAACTTTAATATCAATTATGTTGCCATTAGATTTCTTTTCTGGTGTAACAACATTGTAGTTAATACTTGGAGATAACTCAAACTTCTTATCAACCATTGATGAATGTGATACATCAAAATTATATTTGTAATACTTTTTGATATCAATGATCTTATTTCTCTCATATGTACCAGATTGATCTGTGGAAAACTCAAAATGGAACTTTGGAGATGAGATAGAATTGACACTAACTATTCTATTAGTAGGATTACTTTGATCTTTAAATACAGAACTTAAGGTTAAATTGGTGATACTATCTAATGTCTGACCATATTCATATTTGAATACTGCTTTCTGGGTTACTGTATCATATGATACAATAATAGGTTGTGTTGAATCTGCTGTTGTTTGATTTATCTGATATCCAACAGGAAGAACATACCCAGGATCATGGAAAGATACAGTAGCACCATTTGAATGGTCTGCTGCTATAGTATCATTCTGTCCTCTAAGAACTT